AGCTGGTATTGGAGTATTCTGATTTATATAAGATACGAAGGTGACTTGTAAATCATCAAAATCAAAATTTTGTATTGAAGCAGAGGAATTAGTAGTAAAAATACCACTTGAATATAGTTTCAAATAACCTATAGGAAGACCAGTTGAAAATGTATTCAATTGTAATATTACTGCCTCTGTAGTAGAAATTCTATAAAATCCAGTACCAAAAAGAGTTTCGAGAAGAGTTGTTGTTAAACAACGAGTGATTCCTCCATCCCAATTAAATCTACTCGTATTAAAAGTGACTAATGATTCGCCAGCAGGGGGTGTAACGTTGGCAACACCTGGGTAAGTTATAGTCCCTACACTGCCTGAAGCAGGAGATAGAATATAGAAATTACCTGTAGATGCTCCAGTAACAGCTGTATTAGTATTTAATGCAGCTGTATTTGATGAAAATGTAATATTAGCTCCTATATTGGTAGCAATTAAACTGGATGCAACACTTCCTGCAAATACAATATTTCTATTATATTGAACATTAGCAGTGTTTAAAACTGGGATGACATTAGTGGCAGAAGTAGAATAGAAATAGAATCCAATATTATTAGGATTATTATTAAAACCAGCGGGGCTATCTATAATACTAGGGTATCCAGTAAGAACACCATCAAGATTAGTAAGCCCAACAGTTGCATTACTAACAGTAGATAGAGCAAGAAATGAAATCGAAGTAATTTTATTCGCGAGTACAGGTGACATATGTGAACGTTTATTTGTAAAAAGAGTAGCCCATTTTCCTTCATCAGACGGAACTACATTAGAAATTGTTGGAGGTATAACTTGAATAAATCTAAAATCATTAGCAAGTTTATTAAAAACCTGAATATCAATCTGATTAGTACCAGTTGAAGAAGTATTTAATTGAAGCAATACAAAAATAACAAAATGACCTCCGATATTATTAGGATTAGTGAAATCACTAGACATATAATGGTACATTATAGGACGTTGGTCGGAAATATCTTTGCAAACAGCACAAAGTGTTTTAGGGTCAATTACAGTATATTCAAAAGCGGTAAATTGATCTACGGTTTTAAGACTAGTAGGATCAATATTTGGTGGTATACGCACAAGACCGAGAGCACCAGCGTGAAAGCCAGTACCAGCTACTTTAGCTTGATATTCCATACCTCCTGCCCAAGCATTAAATATACCTGAAAGATAAGAAATAATAGTATTACCTCGAAGTGGGGTAACAGGGACATTAAATAAAATAGTACCAGGCAATTGAGAAGTAGACCAAGTAAATCTAGTAAGTGCAAGATTTTGAGTTTTACAGTAAATCATAATATCTCCAGTAGAGACATTAGCATGGCGAGGACCTTCCATAGTAGAAGCATGTGGTCCAGCGATACCAGGCATATCAAGTTTACTTACTGCAGTACTCGAAAATACTGCACCTGTCGCTTCTTCACCAATCATTTCTGGCATTGGTGGGTTATTTCCTCCATCTCCTTCCATCTTAATAAAGTTTTATATTTACGTGAACCTTCTTCGGCTTTAAAATCTTTTCCGCGAACGTGTATAGTTACGTGTTTTCTAAATTTGAAATCGTAAGGCTTTTTATTTATATTAATTTGTTCACTTTGGTGAACAGTAGAGTCTGAATTTGTGTTAATATTCGTTTTTCGTGTATTTTCATTGATTTTACTCAATGGTGCCGGAGCAGTACTCAGTCTGCTCAAACCGTACTCTGTTAACAAACGTCCATAAACATTACCTTTATGCATAGGGGAGAAATGTCCAAAATAAGGATGAGGGAAATTTTCAATAAAAGCATTGTTTTTCTTCATTACTGAAGAAAAGTCAAAATTTTTAAAGACAGTTTTTATAATTGATTTCATCAAAGAATCTTTATTTCTTTCAAACTCCTTACTCTCTTTTATACAATTAGAGATTTTCTTAATTGTAGGGATGTGGGAAGTTAACAAAATTCGATTCATTTCGTCTTCTTTATTGTGTAATTGTGCTCTTACTGCTTCATAACATTGAAAAATACTAGTAAAGACATCTCCTCGATAAACAAATCTTCTAGAGTAGCCTAAACTTAATTCATTATTTGGATATAGTTGAATTTTATCAATATTACTTTCAGGGAAATTTATGCCAAAATAAGTTTCATAAAATGCAGATCGAAATGTCGGTAAGATAGGGAGTAAAATATTAAATTCTTTAGCGCAACCAATTAAATGTTCTTTACAAACATTAAAATAGGCCTCTCCATGCAAACTTGCCTCCTTAAGACAAATAAGCGCTGTCAATCCAATCGTTTCAACGTCAAACTTAACCATTGCCGTATTTCTATAGAATTTGTATCTCTTAGATGTTTTGCACCAATCTAACATTTTCACAAAGACTTCATGTTCAAGAGCTCCAACTTTAAAAGTTTGCACTACACCATTAACAACAACTTCTGTATCAAGAAAATTTCTTTTTAAAAATGTTAGTTCAGATAAAGGTTTCATAACAAGTTCTTCATGTTTATCAGCAGCGGTAAGTTCAAATCCCATTTTTGCAACTTCTTCTCTTATCGATTTTGGATTGTACCAAGAAATAACTTCGTCAGATATAGTTTTAATTAAATCATCGCCATAAACAGCATCAGTGGTGAAGAAATCGTACTTATGATAATATTGAGGAGCATGAGTCTTCGCTAATTTCTTAAATATGTAACGCATATTAATAACACCAGTGATATTATTTTTCCCTCCAGTATCTTCTCCTCCGGACATATTACCTCCAGGTAACTTCACAATGACACCATCTACCAAAACTAAAGGATTTTCTTCTTGTTGATAGAGTCTATTTCTCATGTGATCATCTTCTTCACACCATGATGGATCTGTTGCTCTATAAATAGCATTATAAACACGAGTATGTCTCTTCAAATATTCAACAGGGCAACATGAATCAAATTGTTTATAGTCTCCATTCAATCCGTTAGTTCCAGTCCTTGCCAAATAATCATACAAGAGTTTAAATTCTTGTGAAGCAGCATTTATTCCAATCTTAAAAGGCAACTGACTATTTGCATTATTCATTACGCTTTGGGCTGATCCAAAATATTTCTTCATTGCCATGAAGTGATAACAGGGTCCCATTTCAAAAACTCTTGTACTAGCATTTTCAATCTTTTCTATTTTGCGAGGTTCGTCTTTCTTCTGAGCCATATATACAACAGCTGTTTTTGTATCGTTTGTTGTTCTGAGATACTCCATATAGGACAGATAGTCATCTTTTAATTTATCTCCTTCTGATGTTCTCGCGAATTCATAATATTCTCCATTGAAAGCAAACATATTTGCTTTTAATTGATTTTGAGGACTTTCAAAATTATGTGGATACCCAGGACTTGCTGTCATATTAATCTTAGGACTATTTGAATGTAAGGAAGTCCCATTAATAACTTCTAAATCTGACAACACTTTTGTTTGATAATTTCCAATAACTGATAGAATATGCTCAGTCAAATCATCATAAACTTCATCAAGCAAATCAAGATCTAACTGTGGTTGAACTCTACCGAACTTATTTATTCCTCGTACAAGAATATTATCAACAGGGACAGTTACTCTAGGATCTCTTTCAGATAAAACTGCAGGTTCAAATAAAGTCAAACCATCTTCTCCTTTTTCTCCTGTCATAAATGGAGACGGGTGTATTTGTGTTTGTACAGATGTAAAAACTTTGTTTATCCTTATCTTACCATCAATAACATCTCCAGGATATCCAACCATTTGAAAAGTAGAAGAAAAGTTTGAAGGTAATTCTTCGTTACATAAGAGAACTTGTTGGAATGGCAAAGCAACAATATTACTTTCAGATTTAAAATCATCATCCATTATACTTTTCCAAATATTTTCAACATTAATAGGAGTAAAACCTTCACTTTCCAAAGTATCTTTGTTGTTATCTTCTCTAATCAAACAAGCTTTTACCTCCTCAATATTTTCATCTTCTTCCAAGAAATCAAAATCTTCACTAAAAATTAAAGATGATAAACCCTCGAAATTACTTGCAGCAATATGCATACCTATCAGTTTTCGCTGATAAGTAGGATTACACACGATGAGAGGTGAACCACAATATCCTTTAATTGTCTGTACAGGGCATGATTCAGTAACACTATTTACTTTATAGATTAAACCAGATTTCTTACCAGTGTCCGTCATTTGTTGTCGCTGTTCTTTCAAAACTACAGGTTTTTCAAACACAAAATCTCTTCCATCACTCCAAGTATAAAGACTTGAAGACTGTCCAGTTAAAGTTCTAACTGTATTCTCTAATTGATAACAATTTCTGATATCAACAAAATATTTAGTTGGTGGTAAATTTTTAACTTCCATTATTGCTAAATCTCTTTTTCCATTAATACACAAGATCTCAGTTTCATATTGGATATTATCAATCAAAACTTGAACGTTATTTGTAAGGTGTCCAACAGTTATTAAGAAATTTTTATAAACACCTTGTCCGAAGCAAACTTTTACATTGTCACACATCATTGGGTAATTTTGTTTCATTACTTTTGCAGCAAGTGAAACAGAAACGGGATCGATTGCAGCCTGACTATATTTAAACTTTTTATTTCCTTTATTAGAGTTCCGTCCTTTAGCTTTCTTATAATTTTTAGAGTAACTCCAATCTTGAGCATCTCTATGGGCATAAGTTCTTTGGTAAGAATCATTTATTGGATCTCCATCATAATCATCTTCTCCAGTAAAAGGTTTTGGTTTCTTTGTCGTTTGATCATACACATCAAAAATTTCGTTATTCATAGAATTATCTGTTAATTTACTTGTTTTCTTACATAATTTAAATATAGTATAAGCAGAAACTGTCGTTTTTAAAAAGCTAATAAAATGATCAAAGTATTTAATAAGATTTGCAGAAGGCCTTGTTATATTTGTATAATCAATTTTTATCTTTTCGACATCTTTATTAATAAATCTATACCATTCGGCAACTCTACCTTCAACTTCCCATACTTTTGTTCCTTGATAGTAACAATAAATTTTTCCTTCTTCTTCTATGTAATCATAAGAATCATCAATTATACAAAAAATAAGTTTTCCTTCTTCATCTACTGTTAAATAAAAAGCTTCATCAGTGAATTTCATTATACATGAAAAATTTATAGGACTATCAACTCTTAAAGAATTTAATTGTGTTAAACCTCTCTCTAAATCGAAACTAATTTGATATTGTGCAAATACTTTTGTGACGATAGTTCCAAAATGTCTCATTAATTCAATAGTTGAAAATTCACTTCTTTCAGCTTTAAATTTACTCAAAAGCTCAATTGGTCCCATCTGTGTTAATTCAGCAACTTCATTCCATGAACAATTTATTCTTATAACATTTTTACAAGAATTTGGATTAATTTTTATACGAGGAGTACTCAAATACAAGATGGCAGAAGATTTTCTTATTTTTGTTATTTCATTACAATAACTAACAATATCAGTGTATGGCACTCTTTCTTCTTTTTCGCCGGTTTCAAAAATCTTCTCAACTACATAATGATGAACCATCTTAGTATAACTAGATGGATTTTCTGATATTTCTTGAGGGGTATATTTCTCATTTTTAAAAGTTCTCAAATTAAAACCTTTAGGAGCTCTTTTAAATCTTATAAAAACGCAACGACGTTTTATAGCATCCCATTGATCTGAACCACCTCTTTCCAAAGATTCCTTCCAAACTTTAAGATCTTGTTTGTTAGTAGTTAAAATTAAAGTTTCTTCAGCAGTGTCATAATTATTAAGAATTCTTCTACGTATTTCCGGTGTATGAGTAAACTCATCTTGAGTTGCATCATTCCTAAGAGTTTTTGCTAAAAATGTTTTACCTGAACCTGGATCTCCTACTAATATGATAGTCTTCTTAAGGGTAGTTTCTGCAGCTACTATTGCTGGATGATGATATGTTAAAGTTTGTGATTGCATCTTATGAGGCATGTTCTTATATACATTTCTACAATGTTCTAAATAATTTTGATGATTATTAGTTTCGTGCAAGGCAACTCTATTGACAATGTCTTGAAATAACAAAGTATTTCTAAGTGCTCCATCAATTGTGACATCTCTACCATCAAGAGTAAAATACTCAGTAGGGAAAGCATTTTCTAAAATACCTTCAGGGAGATTATCTGGACCCAAAACACATCTTGAAACTAAAATCAAATGTGAAATAGCTTCATCTTTACTACCAGGAGTAGCTTTAGCAGGGGTTGCTCTAAAATCTGTATATGCTTCAAAAAGAAAATCTCTTCTTCTATCAAGTTTACGTGCATCTCTTATCATATCAGACCTCCGTATATATAAATCATTGGAGTCAATAAAAAAGAAGCGCGATTTAAATTGCCTTCCTTTATCTTTGCTCTCAGACATAGGTATTTGATATGCCGCGGGATCATATATACTAATCAATTCAGCGTGTTCTTCAGCTGATAAATTTTGATTAAAATCTCGTCCATGCATAATATCTTGATAAACATAATTTGAATAATATTTTTCAGTAAAATTTTTAACGTACTTTGTCAATCTTCTTCCATAAACTTTACTCAATTCGTCCGATAACCACTCCATAAAAGTAGTTTTTCCTAACCCTGAAACTTCTGATCCTACCCAAATTGTAGTAGGTTGTTGTTTTCCACAACAGGAACCCATCAAAGTTAAAAATTCATCTCTTAATCCTTCAAGTTTATCTCTTAAAGAATCTAAACTCGGTTTTAATGAAGCCAAATTTTGATCACTTTTCATGACATCAAGCAATAATTTATCAAGGGCTGAATGTTTCTTAAAATATTCATCAAAGAAATGGGGGTCGGTCATAGAATCAAAATCTACATCGCGAGAACTCTCAAGTCTTTCTACATCGTTCTTAAGTTCATCTAATCTCTTAATTAGATCATTTCTCAAAGCATGTTTATCATCAACATATACAAATCCTAAAAATTTACCTAAAAATCCAGCAAGGAATTCCCAAGTATTTTTAAAAGATTCGACCACAATTTTCCAAGATCTACATTCCATTGCGATGTCACGAATCAACCATGACATTTTATTGGAGAATGTATCTGGTCTAATCAATTTTCCACATCCTATCATAGCAATACTTCCAATTGTAGTTGCGAATATTGCTACACCAGCTCCACAAGATTTTAAAAGATCTTTGTCAACACCAAAATTTTCAGCAAAAGCTAATGCTTTCTGCAGTAATCCATTTTCATCAATAGTTACTGTTTGGGATTCAAAAGTCTCAGAACTAGGCGATGTACTTGCTCCGTCGTCGCCTCCGACAAATGATTTTATTAGTTCTGGGACATCTTTTATACTTTTAACAAGAGATACAATACAATCAGCACATGATAATAATTTGTCTGTGTCTAAAGACCAAAATAAATTATGGACTTCTAACAAACGTATTATTTCAGCAAAAGCATCAGTAATTGTTTGAGATTTATATATATTATATAAACTTGTTATTGTTGATATCGGTTTTAATTTCTCCATGACTTCAGAGAAAGTAATTAAGCTTGGTAATGCAGTTATAAAGTCTTTAGCTTTATCGATGGCACCGCCACTTTGAGATTGAAAAATTTCAGAAGGAAAATCAATCTCTCTTACATATCGTTGGGGTTGATCTCTTGAGTATAAAGAAATATACTCACCTTGTTGAATGTAACATAACATTTTAGAACAACCTGGACACTTTAATTCAGATATATATGAATCAAAATAATAGGGATTATCATTTGGGTACCAAAGTAAAGCCTGTCTTGCAAGAGTGACTCTAAATTCAAATTTACACATAGGACAGTTCCTAACACTCTCTTGTTTAGCATTGAAATACATATTTATTATATTAGTATAAAATTCATTAGATATTAATCTAGATACATTATTTTCAAAGTAATCAATAAAAGGGTCTCCATCGCAAACGGACATCCTCCAATTTTCATCAGTAACAAATAAGCTACTAATATTATCTGGAAGTATTTGTTTTAAAACTTTTCCTTTTAAGCCATTATCAAATTCATAACAGAATTCATATTTATCTCCGTGGCTATTCGTATAGTAAAGATTTTTCATTTCTGGTAAAACAACCTTTGAAAAAGGTTCCAAATAAAAACTGCAACAATCCATTTTAAGCAGAGCGTATCCTTCACTTAAAATATTGTTTTAAATATTTGTTTAATCGGGTATTAGCCGTAAGTTAGGTCGGGTATTAGCCGTGAGTTTGGTCGGGTATTAGCCGTAAGTTTGGTCGGGTATTAGCCGTAAGTTTTATTCGGGTATTAGCCGTAAGTTTAGTCGGGTATTAGCCGTGAGTTTGGTCGGGTATTAGCCGTAGGTTTGGTCGGGTATTAGCCGTAAGTTTTATTCGGGTATTAGCCGTAAGTTTAGTCGGGTATTAGCCGTGAGTTTGGTCGGGTATTAGCCGTAGGTTTGGTCGGG